TTCTTGACAACTTCCTTATATTGAAGTATAATATTATTTCAAAAGTGAGGAAACCAATGGGCGACCGATTTTATAGGCAACAACTGGCTGCGACAGGTAACTGTCCAGGCGCAAAACCAACACAAACTAGAAGGAAAAGAAATATGGCATGGGATGATGACAAGAAGGCTCAAGCAGTAGCAATGTACGAAGAGGCAGAGCCGACTCCCGAAACTTCAATGGAAATTGTTAAGCAAATCGCAGAAGAAATGGAAGAGTCTCCAAATGGCGTGCGCATGATTCTTACTAAAGCAGGCGTTTATGTCAAAAAGACTCCTGCAGCTAGCGGAGCAGCAAAATCAGGTGGTAGCACTGGCGGCACTCGTGTATCTAAAGCAGCCGCTCAAGAAGCTCTTATTGCAGCTCTCTCTGATGCTGGACAAGAAGTAGACGAAGACGTAGTATCAAAGCTGACAGGTAAAGCAGCACAATACTTTACCACTATTCTCGGGAATGTTGCAGCCGGTTAATAGTATATAAAAGTAGCTAGGTACTGACTTCGTTGGATTAGTACTGAACAAATACAACGAGCCACTCTCTTTGCGGGGAGTGGTTTTCTGCTATCTGAAGAAAGAACCTTAGAGTTCAGTAAGGTAAAAGATTTTACTAACCTGCTACCTAAGGAGTATTTGTGAAAAAAGAAGAACTAGCAGACCTTGTAAACGCGTATGGCGATGCAATCATTACTTATAGAAGTGAAAACTCCAATAAGTTAAAGTACAATGTATGTACCCTGGATTTCTCTACGCCATATATACAACAAAAGAAGAATAGGGCGAAAGAATCCTCTGGAACTCTCTTGCTATTTTGTTGGGACACTGATTCTTACAGACTACTGAAGCCAGAAAACGTAACTAGTGTTGTTTCTTTAGCCTCTATTCTACGAAACGAGGTGTAACAATGCTACTACATGAAGCTCCAGAGATGTACGAAAAAGTAATTCACTACGATGAGGATAAAGAAATACAAGTAAGATTAACTGTCAGCGCCTTCCGAGGAGTTGAATATTTACATCTTCGTAAGTATTATCTAGATTTTAATGAAGAGTGGAAGCCTACACCAGAAGGCGTAGCTATGCCACTTGACTTTAATAACTCAAAGGAGCTATTTGTAGGGCTTACAGAGATATTGTCTCTAGCCGAAAGTAAAGAGATTATAGAAGAACAGTTCCAGGACTTAATCAATAACCTCTACTTAAAATAGTTCTTGACTTTTCCCTCAACTTTTAGTATAATATCTTTTCAAATTTGGGAGATAGTATGCGAAATTTTCTTGAGAAAGCGAGTGCAAGTTATTACTCTGGGCAGCCGATTATTTCGGATGCAGAGTTTGACTCACTCGCTAAAAAGTATAACTTTGAAGATGTGGGACATCAGGTAACTGATGGTATTCCGCACCTCTTTAAAATGTACTCACTACAGAAGGTTTTTAATATTTCCGAAGCTCCTGCTAACCTAAGAGACTACATCGCTAGTCCTAAGTTAGATGGGGCCGCCGTGTCTTTGACTTATGTGAATGGACACTTTGCAGGCGGTTTGACTAGAGGGGACGGTAATCTCGGTCGAGACATTACCGATAAGATGGCGCTACTTGTACCTAATACTATTTCTCTCTTGGGAGAAGTACAGATAACAGGAGAAGTAGTGTGCCCTTCTAGCGTTACTAATGCCAGAAATGTCGCAGCGGGGTCGCTAAATCTTAAAGATTTGGAAGAGTTCAAAGCTCGCCCGCTCACATTTGTAGGTTACGATATACAAGGTGTTGAGTTTAACCAGTATACCGATACCCTACAGGCTTTAGCGAAAGAAGGTTTTAGAGCAGTAGATACATTTGATTATGAGTACTACCCTACGGATGGTACAGTATATCGTGTAAATTGCAACAAAACTTTCAATAAACTGGGGTATACAGCCCACCACCCACGCGGCGCATTTGCTCTCAAAGAGCAGAAAAAGGGCGTGGTTACTGTATTGGAAGCTGTTATTTGGCAAGTAGGTAAGTCAGGAGTTGTTAGTCCGGTAGCCATTCTAGACCCTGTTTTGATAGGGGATGCGACTGTTAGTCGCGCTACTCTTCATAACATTGAGTACATACGCTCACTCGACCTCGAAATAGGATGTAAAGTAGAGGTTATTCGCAGTGGCGAAATTATACCTCGAATTTTATGTCGTGTAGACTGAATGCAGACCTGGCGAAAAATAATTCTTGACAAATACCTTATTTTTTCGTATAATATACTTTCAATTTCAGAGGAATAACTATGATTGCAATTCAAGCTCCAACTCACTGCCCTTCGTGCAGCACTGAGCTTGTGTGGTCTAACCAACTGCTTTACTGTAGAAACCCCAAGTGTGGTGACAAGGCAGCAAAGCAGATTGAGCATTTCGCTAAGACTCTTAAAATTAAGGGTCTTGGTCCCGCAGCTATTGCAAAGCTAAACATCTCCTACATTAGTGATATTTATAATCTTACTGTATGTGAGATTGCGGAAGCTCTTTCCTCTGAAAAACTGGCAGACAAGCTCTTTGCGGAGATTGAGAACTCCCGCTCCGCTCCCTTAGAGCTTGTTCTTCCAGCCTTTGGTATTTCGTTGATTGGCAATACGGCCTCTAAGAAGTTGTCTACAATAATAGAACACATTAGTGAATTGACTGAGGACACTTGTAAGCGTGCCGGACTTGGCCCAAAAGCTACGGAAAACCTTCTCCAATGGTATCATTGGGATTTTACGGAAGAACTCTATCCGTTTAACTTTAAGTTTAGTAAGAATACTACCTCTACAGAAGTACAAGGCGTGGTATGTATCAGCGGAAAATTGAAGAGTTTCAAGACTAAAGCTGAAGCTACCGAGGCTTTGACTAGCAAGGGGTATGAAGTAAAAAGTAGTCTTACGAAGCAAGTAACGATTCTTGTCAACGAAAGTGGCGTAGAATCTTCTAAAACAAAACAAGCCAGAGATTCTGGTATTACTATAGTAACTAACCTTTATTCTTTTTTGGAGAACTAAATATGGCACTTCCTAAGTGGACTGATGAGCGTACTGCTCAACTTACATCTTTCATCGGTGATGAAAGCCCTGTATCACAAAATACTGTTGCAGAAGCAGCAGACCAACTCGAAACTTCTACTCGTTCTGTCTCTAGCAAATTGCGAAAGATGGGCTACGAAGTAGAGCTAGCTTCTGCTCGTGCTAGCCGTACTTTCTCGGCTGACCAAGAAGCTACTCTCGCTGCGTTCGTTCAGGACAACAGCGGACAATACACCTATGCTCAAATTGCTGAGAACTTTGCCGGTGGCGAATTCTCTGCTAAGTCTGTTCAAGGCAAAATCTTGTCTATGGAATTGACTGCACACGTTGCACCTGCTCCTAAAGTAGAGACTACTCGTACTTACTCTGCTGACGAAGAAGCTACTTTTATCTCTATGGTAAATGATGGCGCTTTTGTTGAAGCTATTGCCGGAGCACTAGACCGTTCTATCAACTCTGTTCGTGGTAAGGCTCTTAGCCTTCTTCGCTCAGGTGAGATTGATGCTATTCCCCGTCAAGAGCATACTAAGGGCGGCGCTAAAGAAGACCCTTTAGGCGACCTTGGTGATGTATCAGGTATGACTGTTGAGCAGATTGCTGAAGCTATTGGCAAAACTCCTCGCGGCGTTAAGACTATGCTTACTCGTCGTGGCGTTTCTGCCTCTGACTACGATGGTGCAGGTAAAGCTGCAAAATCAGGTCAGTAATAGCCTAAGTTATAGGTTGTATCACTCAGTATTTGAGTGATTTAGACAACCGTAGCGGGGTCGTTACGGTTGTTTTTTTATGTATTCGGGGAACTTTAATTGAATATTGCATCTGCATTAATCAAACAGATTATTACGCTTCAGGATTCTGATACCTGGAGTTATCTGCGCAGGCATTATTTACCCGTCGAATACCACACAATCTTTAGTATCCTTGATGGGCACTCACAGAAGTATCATACTATACCTTCTTTTGAAGACTTAAAGTATGAGATTCGTGACAGTGCTACACGAGAAAAGATTCTCGCCATCGAAGCACTAGAGGTTGAAGCAGACCCATCTATGCTGCTTCAATATCTCAAGAACGAGTACACTCAAAAAGAGATACTTGGCTCTCTTGAGAAATATATCGACAACTCTATATCTTTTGAAGATGCAGAGGAATCGGTAGCTCATCTGCACCAGATTGTACTAGACATCGAAGATAAAGTCGAGCTAGAGAATCCACAGGAAAGTATGCAACGTATTTCCTTGTTCCCGCCAGATGAGGAGTTAGATAAGTACCTGCCCCTCGGCTTAAATGCGGCATTTGACGATGAATTCAAGTTTTCTCCCCGAGACTTGATTCTTGTTGGCGGCAAACGAGGGTCAGGGAAATCTATCACCTGCTGTAACATTGCTAATACTGTTTATGAAAGCGGAAAGTCTGCAATCTATTTTACTATTGAAATGGATGGTAGAGAAATTTTACAACGGTGCTGCTCTATTGCTACTGGACTATCTCACGAGAAAATCCGAAAACGCCAGCTCAGTGTACTTGAATGGGAAAAGGTAGCAGCTTGGTGGGCTCGTCGTTTCGTACAAGGTGAAGAGAAATTATTAGAGTACAAAGAACATCGTGACTTTGATAAGTTGCATTATGACCTAAAGACCAGTTGCGAGCTTCTCCCGACTCAGCAGCTAGACGTAGTTTATGATGCCTCTCTTACACTTTCAAAGATTCGAGCAGAGCTTGACAAGAAAGTAAAGAGCACTATGGATGTTGGTGTAATCATTGTAGACTACATCAACCAAGTAAAGCGTTCTAGCGTTCCTTCACGCAACGGCCAGTATGACTGGACAGAGCAAATTGAAGTCAGTAAAGCCTTGAAGTCTATGGCACAGGAATACGAAATACCTGTATACAGTCCTTACCAAATCGATGCAACCGGCGAAGCACGCTTCGCAAAAGGCATACTCGACGCGGCAGATGCTGCGTTTACGATTGATACGTGGGATACAGAAGATGCAGTGATGACGTTTAATTGCACTAAGATGAGAAGTGGTAAGATGGGTACTTTTACTTCTCACATGAACTGGGAAACCTTAAAGATTGGCCCAGAAAGTGCTCTTACCCCGAAAGAGAAAGAAGAAACAGAACATAAAACGGGTGAAGATATTAACGACATCTAAAATAATTCTTGACACTCCTGCCAATTTTTGATATAATATACTTTCAAAATTCGCAGGAGTTTTTTATTTATGGGAATGTTTTATGGCTCAATGGCACACACCGCCTCTGGTAGAAAGAAAAAAGTTATTAGAAGAAAAAAAGTATTACGAAAGACAGGAATTTCAAATGCCGCTAATCCATCTTACAGACGAGAAACACCAGTCTACCCCTCAGCAACCGATACAACTGGAGTTGCCGCTAGAGTGGAGTCACCACAATACACCGGAACCCTTGTTAAAGGTATCGGAACCATGCACAAATCAAATGCAATACCAATTATTGACGAAGAACAAATGAAAGACATAGCAAGGATGAGACGATGAAACACTTGGGATGTTGGGTTTATGATACATACAGCTTGGAAAAGGAAGGATAATATAATGACTGTAGCTCAAACTGAACCTTTATTTGATATGTTAGAGGTTGCTATGTCGGAGTGTGACTGGGACAGAGCAG